ATTGTGAAATACATCAAATCTGGAATTTCATCACAAAGGGTTAGAGTGCCAGACCAGGCACACTAGGGGGTAGGGTAATACTAAGCCTACCCCCTGTGTGCTAGAGAGGGTTATTTAAGCATCCTCATACTCAGCATGCACTTGATACTGCATACCAGCAGTTCTCCAAGTGCTCGTCAAGAAAGTACCATCGGCTCGAGCGACGACAAACAAAGCGTACAGCGTACGGGACGTGCTGTTCAGTGAGTTGTCGTTGTAGATGACAGACTTCGGAAGATACTTCGTGATATCCATAGAAAAGTTGCAGTTCAACTTGAAGTCACTGTTGCTGAAGTTGTTGGTACCGGATGTACCGGCCGCAAAGATGTCATTGGATGCGTAGCCCAGCTTGAAGATCTTGGTCGCACACACCTTGTACAGCTGCGCATTGGGGGTCGCCCACATGTCAACCAGATCATTGTGGAAACCCTGCACAGAGTTGTTGAGATCAAAAAAGTTCGCAGACACATACGGGGTGGGAACCAAGCCCGCATTGTCCTTAGGATAGAACAGAAACATCTTGATCTGAGTGGGGGGTGGAACCGGGTTGGTCGTAGCATTGTACGGATAGGGCACAATAGTACCCTTAAAGGTCACTCTCTTGACCTTGACCTGATTGCCCACACGGGCACCGTTACCGGTACCCTGAGCAATCTCCAAACCGCCAACACGGAAACCGAGCTGTATCTGGTTATTGATATCAGCATTGGCAGTATCGTTGGATGGAAACAGCGTGACTCCGAGGTTAACGACCTCACGAGACTTGTTCTCCAGAGTACGCGAAATCTCACGCTTCACGAGCCTCTTAACGGCTGACATCTTCCGCTTAGGGGAAGACTTCTTTCTGTAGGTACGCTTCTTAGCGTACTTTCTAGAAGAAACTTTACGACGAGAAAAGGCCATCCTTTGATTAATAATGAAATTATAGAAATCTCGAAGGCAAGCTAGTAAATCTATTTGGACTGGGGGGGTCGCCTTCGGCGACGCCACGCGAGGTTTCTATGTTAAGCTGGGATGTGTTTGTATGTGGGGCAGCCACAAGCCTAAGGCCACGCGCCGGGGCTCCTCCGTCGCCTGATCCGGGCGTGGCTGGGGTGGGAAAACTATCGAAGCGCGTAACTTTCACTCTACGCAGGATCGTGGACAACGTAACGTCACTGTCATCCCAAATTTCCTTGGGATGGTAGTTGGACGTGATGATGATCTTCTTCGGGCGAATCAATCCTAAATAGGCACCCTTCCGCTCCGCTTGAAAGGGGTACCGGTCCAACCACCTCTTCATGTCGCCGCTCTGCTTGACTTGGAACTTGTCAAAGTCGTCAATGATGACGACCTCTTCACCGGCATATCCGTCCCACCAAGCATTCTTGGGATCCTTGATATACGCCGCAGGATAATCTTCACGAGCTTTCCGGGATTTTCCCGTTCCGCTCAGACCATAGAACCACTCATGCTCCAGCTCCACCAAAGATGCAATCTTGGTGTCCCGAGCAACACATTTTGCATCCATATAATCGAAGGCTTTCAAATTTAAAGCCATCGATCCCATATCCTCGTATCTCTTCTCCTTGTAAGCAACCAATGCTTCTTCGAATGCTCGCTTGCCTAAGTCGCCTTTTTCCTTTTGGGAAAGGGGTCGAATACCTTTTTCGAAGACGTCACCGTCCTTCTCGCAATACTCCGACGCTTGCTTTGGCGTTCCCTTCGCAATCTCCCAATGCAACGTCTGGTGCATCATCTTCATTCCTACTAGTGACTTGGCATTCTCAAATGCCACGTATCCTTGTAGGTGTGGCGTGCCTTGTTCTCCTACTTCTTTTCCGAAGATAAGATACTTGCACTCCCACCCCTTAACATCCTCTATTTCTTGAGGAGTGTAATTGTTTAAAGTAAAGCACCAAGCACGAGCTTTTTTCGCCATCTTTGTAATTATTGTGAAATACATCAAATCTGGAATTTCATCACAAAGGGTTAGAGTGCCAGACCAGGCACACTAGGGGGTAGGGTAATACTAAGCCTACCCCC